AAGTGCTGCCGCTTTAACAGGCCGTGCATTAACTGCTGCTCAAAAAGCTAGGATAGGTGCTGGTGTAGCTACTGGAGTAGGTACGTTAACAGGCTTGGGTATTGAAAAAGATGCTATCTACGATGCTGTCTTCCAAGAACTAGCCAACTCAGGTGTATCAGAAGCAGAAGCTAAAAGTGCAGCACAAGAAGCACAGGAATATAGTGGAGAGAATATAGACAATATTCTTTTAGGGGGTGCGTTGGGCGCACTTGCTGCAAGGTTTGGTTTAGAACGAGCTGTATTCACTGCCAATATTGGGAAAAAATTAGCTGGGGAAGTTACAGAAGAAGGACTAGATAAGCTACTTAAAAAAGGAGTTATCCCCACGGCAACACGCACAGCCTTAGAAGAGGCAATCCCTGAAGCTCTACAAGGTGGACAGGAGCAGTTTACACGTAATATAGCACTGCAACGCCAAGGGTTTGATGTGCCGTCTTTTCGAGGCGTGACTGGTGGAGCTACGCTAGAAGGTATAGTAGGCACTCCAATAGGTGCTTTGGCAGGAGTGCGTGAAGCCAGTATTTACAACCAAGATACTGCGGCCCTACGTAACTTACTTGCTGACGATGTGGATACAGCGGTAAAAAAAGACACTACTGAAGAGATAGAGATACTAGACCCAAATCAGTTATCTGACGAAGAAACAAGTGCGTTACTAAAAGAGTTTGGAGACACAGAAAATAGAGAGCTAGTAGATAATTTAGAAAGACTCACACCAGAGGAACAAGCAGATTTAGATGCGGGGAGGGAAGTCACCCGTAAAAATTATGTGCGTGTGGGTAAATACTTTGTCCCACAAAATATAGGGAATATTGGAAGTCTAACAGAAAAAGATTTAAGTGAACGTATAGAGCGTCAGTTAGACGCTAGAAACAAAATGAATGCCCTTGGTAGGGGTATGTCACGCTCGATTGACTTGGTTAATGAGTTAGAAAAGATTGAAGCTATACAAGATGCTGATGCAAAAAGAAAAGCATTACAAGATAAAAACCTAACAGGAGAGCAATTACTTGTCGAGTTAGAAGCGGCTAAAAAAAATGCTGCTTCATTTAACGAATTTGTTATGCAACTAACAGGAAAGGAACCACTAGATGCTTCCTATAAGGACGCTCAAAAAGCAGCGTTAGAAGCGGAGCAGGAATCCTATGCTGAAGCAGAACGTAATATAAGAAGGTTTAACACAGATAACGCCGCTAAAATACAAAGACTATTAGACACTAAAGCGGAAGATTTGACCCGACAAGAGCGTGCAGTCAGGCGATACTTTAGTAAGAAAGGTATACCTAAAGACGGACGAGAAGTAGCACTGTTAAGTATAGCTGCCGATGTAGCAGAGGGAGATGCTACAGTTGACGAAATTAAGCAAAGCAGAGAACAACAACCCAATATCCCTAGTGATGAGTTAATTGACGATGCGTTTAATGATTTTATAGGTGAAAAACGCCAAGGTAGATTAGCTCCTACAAAACAAAAAGACGCAGTACTTGCAAGGCAATGGATAGAAGATAACTTGCAGGGCACTCCTGCAACACAGCTTAATGAAGCCTTAGACGCATTTAAAACAGAACGAAAGCAATCCATATTAGGGTTAGCTAGAGCACTTAGACGCTCTAAAAAAATTACAGAAACACAGCCTAGAACTAACGTCATACGCGAAGGAACACCCACAGGTGAAGTTATCAGTGCAGAAGTCCCTCCAGTTGATACAGGACGAACAACAGATCAACAGGCTGAAGCAGAAGCTCTTCAACAGATGGGGCTTAAACAACAACCTCGCAGCGAAGCGCGTAAAAAAGAATTCAATCGGCTAAAAAGAGAAGCTAAAACAAAGATAGACGAAGAATTTGCTGAAGCACAACAAGGTATAACTAGTGAAGATATCGCGGCACAGGTGAAACGCCAAGGTATCACTTTCCCTCAAGACATTCCTAATGAAGTAAGAGAAGTAGCAGAACGGGGTAACTTAAATCAAACCATAGAGCAGTTGTTAAAGGACGAACCAAAAGAAATACGGGTTTTGTTAAAAAATATGAGAAGGATGGCTGCTAATACTAAGATACGTATAGCACCCCTTCCTGAGTCGCCCAGAGGAGGAATGTTTGATGAGGGTGCAAATGAAATTGTATTGGACCCAGAGAGAGGGTTAAACAAAAAAGTATTTTTCCATGAGTTAGCACACGCTGCTTTGTCCCGTCGGTTAGATAATCCTGATTCAAAAGAAGCAGAAGTATTTTTTAAGTTTTTCAGTCAAATACAATTACAGATGAGTGGCTTCTATGGCGGTAAGGATTTACACGAGTTCGTGTCTGAGTTTATGGGTAATGAAAATTTTCGCGCTTTACTTAAAGACTTAAAAGCACCAAGAAGTGATAGCTTTTATAAACGAGTCATAGACGCAATACTTGAATTTTTTGGTATTCGTGAAAGGCAAACCGCATACGATAAAGCATTTGAATTTATTGAAGAAATTGTAAACCTTGGTGCAGAAAGTGAAGCACCCCCTATCGAAAGAGTATTCTTTTCTAATGTTACTCCTGATGTAGTAGGTGAAGAAGCTGCAAAGCTACCACCTTTGAACAAAACAAAAATAAACAAAATGACTGAAGCGGTTAGTGAAAGCCGTCCTCTTACAAGAGCTATATTTAAAGCCTTACGTATGGATAACTTTGTAGAGTTATATGGGAAATACATACCCAGTTTAAAATTTATTACAGATGCTGTAGAGAAAAAACAAGGTTACCAAGAAAACAAAATTGAAGAGAGTCAAGAGGTCTACAAAGGGTTAGTAGCTTTTGCCAGAAGATTTCAAAGGCAAAGTGAACAGTTAGGTGATCTAGCAAATCAAATTCGTTTAGATGAAGTAGACATACTTGATCCTAATTTTATTACCAAGTACATAGACCAAGTAAAGAAACGAAGTAAAGACAATAAACCTCCTTCACAGGCAGACGTAGAAGCAAAGAAAGAAGCCATTAAGAAGCACAAAGAAACTTTACAACGACTTGATAAACAAACGAATGGACTTGCTAGTAAAGTGTATAAAAAACTAAGAACTGAATACGATGGTATGTTTAAAGAGTACAAAGAATTTGTATTAGGAACCATTAAAAATAAAGACTTACGCGATAAAGTAGAACAAGATTTCATTGCTAATGAACCTGTAGCGGGGTATGTCCCTTTCAGAAGGTTTGGAGAGTTTATCCTTCAGTACATGGATGCTGATGGTAACTACACGGTAGAAGCATTTGAATCTTACAGTGATCGAAGAAGAGCTATTCAACGGTTGGGTTTGAAGAAGTCTGTTGAAGAAGGAAGCGAACTTACAAAAGAAAACCCGTTAAACCAATATATAGTAACAAACAGTGTACAAAACACTAGTTATAAACCCATTGCAGGGACTGAACATTTTCTTGCAAAGGTTTACCAAAACATGGACAAAAATTTAACAGACGAACTACGAGCGCAAAATAAAACACAAGAAGAAATAAAGGAAGCAATCAAAGATTTAGATACACAAAAGCAAGCGATGTACGAAACTTATTTAGATATGTTTCCTGAAAACTCTTTGGTAAAAGGCTTTAGAAAAGCGCGTAATGTTCCGGGGATGTCAAATGATTTAGCCCGTGCTTATGGAGAAACCTCTGTTAGGTTTGCTCGAAAAATGGCTAATACTAAATATAATGGAGAATTGTTAAATGCGTTTGATAGAGTAAGAGCAGAGACAGCTAATTACGAAAGACGCTATGGCGATAAAGCCAATGTACCTGATCCCTTAACCATACAAGCATTAGGTAATGAAATTGATTCTCGTGAAAACTTTACAGTAAACCCGCAATACTCTACTCCTATTAGACTAGCCTCAACAGGAAGTTTTACTTTATTTCTTGCAGGTAATATATCTTCTGCATTAATTAACTTAACGTCAATACCGTTACTAGGACAACCCCTACTTAACCGTGATTTTGGTGGGCGAGAAGTAGCTGCTTTAAGTAAAGCGATGGGTATAGCAATTAATAATAAATGGGAAACAAGCAAAGATTACAAAGCGTTGTATAAGAAACTTATGGACCACGCCCAACTGCGGCACACGATGAACAGGGAAATACAAGAAGGTACTCAACAAAGCACTGAAGAGTTTAATACTCTTACTATGAAAGTAATGAATATTTTATCTATGCCTTTTTCTGCAACGGAGAGATACAACCGTGCAACGATAGGTATAGCTGCTTATGACCTAGCCAAACAAAACCCAGATCGTTTACCTGAACAGTATCGTGGAGAAGAGGGAGCTTTAGAGTATGCACTTAAAGTTGTTAAGGATGTAAACACATCTGGTATGGCAGCAACGGGTCCAAGGTTGATGCAAGGAGATTTTGCGGGGGGTCTTGGACGAGCAACGTTCACCTTTAAATCTTTTATATGGCAAAGTGCTTATGTAACGGCGAGGGCTTTTTACCAATCTGTTAAAGGGGAAACACCTGCTGTAAAACTAGCTGCGTTCAGACAGTTAATGTTTATATACGGAATGAGTTTTGGTGTAGCAGGTGTATTTGGTATGCCTTTCTTTGGGGCTTTGGCTACGATGGCTAACATGATAATGGCTATGGAGGGTGCGTTAGATGATGAAGAGGAAGAACCTTTTAACTTACGCCGTGCTGTAATGGATATGTATCCTGAATGGGTTACTAAAGGCCCAACTAACTATCTGAGTAACATAGAATTTTCCAACCGTGCCAGTGTAGCAAATGGTTTACTATTTAGAGAAGACCCCTACGAGATTGAAAAGTTTGGGTATGTAGGCGCGGCAATGATGCAAGCTTTTGGACCGCTAGGTAATTTTGTTCGTAACGTGCCTTACGGTTTTGACTTAATGGCAAGAGGAGAAATTGCACGAGGGGTAGAACAGTTCTCCCCTAGCTTTCTGCGTAATGCTTTTAAAACGTATCGGTACATGGACGAGGGCGTAGTTACTTCAGATGGACTACCTATCATGGAAGACCTAGATGGATTTCTTCTAGCAAAACAATTTCTTGGATTTAGTCCTGCTAACCTATCTAGTATTTATGAAACCCGTGGTCTTGTTAAAGATTACGAAAGTAAGGTAATGAACCGCAGACAAGCACTGCTGAAAGCACGTTACGATGCTCTAGTCGCACAAGATTACGCGGAAGTGAATGAAATAGATCGACGTATAAGGCAGTTTGCAAACATATACCCTCGTTTGATTAACCCACGCACGTTAGAAAGTTCCTTTAAATCAAGAGCTTCTGCTCTTAGGGAGTACCAGTATGGGTTACGTTTTGATAGAAACTTTTTACCTTATGGACAAAAATACTTTGACCGTTTAGAGCCTTCTCTTTAAACCCGCCACACACGAATCCCCCGGACATCATCTTCTATAACTACTTTAGTAGTCACAGTGTACTTAAACTTCCGGGTTTCATTAACGATTATAGAACGCGACTTCTTGGGGTCTAAGCAAGGGATGAAAAAAGACCACCCCTTCTTAAACTTCTTCCAGTTTATCTGATACGTCACCTTCTCCACTTCCACTTTCTTTCTGCTCCTCTACCATTTTATTTACATCTACAAAGTCCGAGTGGGTGCAGTCAAAAATCACACAGCGTACGGCTGATGACGTAATAGACATACCTTTAGACAAACGTTTGTTGTCTGTGCCTTTGCACATACCTGATGCTGTTTCCTGCTTGATAAACGACCTGTAATCCACTTGGTAATCCATGCAGTCTTTCTTGAAGTTAGACACGGGGATAAACATGAGTCTCGTATCCGGTTCATAACGTATGATAAGTTCGCCTCGTGGTTCAACGTCCGGTGCTTTAGGCTTCTGGCTGCGCTTATCTATGTCATCGTTGACTACCAACATGTTGTGGATATGTCTGTTAATAAAATCTCCAACAATAGCACCCCCATTGTTAACAGGTGCTTGAGTGTCCTTCTTCATTTCTGCGAGAACTGGCACTACTTCTTTGTAGATGCGACCCATATCGTAGTCAATTAACTTTAGCTTCCGTGCAATTATGCCACCTGTTATGTTAGCAGCTATAATGGCTGACCAGTTTCGTTCTCTACTGGTAAGTTTAAGTTCCTTGTCTATCTTCTGCTGTACCTGTTTTAGTAACTTCTTTACTTCATCCATGTCAGAGATAATGTACTGCATGTAATCAACAATCGCATGACCATAGTTTTCGTTTAACTGATGGTCAAACATAGTCTTACCTTCCTCGGTAGAAATAATGTTTTGATTTGTGTAAGGGATGCTAAACTCAATAATACGCATCATCTCTCCATCAGGAGAGTTCTTTTCTATCTCTAGCTTCTGATAAAACGATGCGTTAGATGTGGTTAATGAAATAGTATTCCAAGTAATTTTATTTACACGTAATTTGTTCTCGTACGGGTCGCCCTTGTCTTTACCCTTTCCTTGTGATGCTAGGTAAGCAAACTGAGAAAGCACTTCTGGTTTCATGTTGGTAAGCTCGTCCATTGTGTTTACCACGTTGTTAAGTAGCCCTAGCTTAGTAATCTTAGCTACTGCGGTGTCCTCTGGGTTACCTAATAACAGTTCAGGGTGACCACATACACTGTTAGCCATCCGCAATACAGTTGTCTTACCTGTACCTGCGCTGCTATGTATAAGGTTGATAAGTGCCCCTTTCTGTCCTGTAAACTTGAGTAAGGGTGCGCCGAATCCGGTTAGTGCAGCAAAGGCTTGCACCTCAAGGCCCGGACGGTCATACAGGTTCATCACCTCTTTCCATTTTTCTAAAGTCCCTGCTGAGTCCATGTACGGAGCGATAGCCTCAGTAACACTAGATGCAGGAGTGTGGTATACACCGTCTACAGTTATCTCCCTCTCTCCTACTACAAATTTTGTATCGTTTTCATGCCATCCAAATTGTACTCTCATAATATCTGCCTTTCTTTTTACCTGTAACTCCTTGATTGATTTAATAATAAACTGTGTTATTAACTTAGCTTGCGACTCGTGAGCTACTACACCATGTTTGGCAAGTTCTCCCTTGAGTGCGCGACTCTCGGTTATAATCTTGTTCTGTATTACAAAGGTTTTTACACCATCTTGCGGAGTCTTAAGTACGAATACCGCAACGTCACCCAGTTCAGGGTCACACATCCTTTTCTTTACATATAAATCGTGTTCGTAAACTAACGTATCTTCCCCATCTCCTTGTATATAAATGCCACCGTTAGCCCCTCTAAAGTAAGGTTCGGGGTATTTGGTGGTCGAGGTGTTGTCTCTCTCAACTTCTGACCCTAGCTTTATAGGGTTATCCATCTCAGTGCCTAAGTGTGGGCAACCTTCACAACCTTTGGGGTTATTCTTTTGGAACTGTTCGCACGAGTGCGGTCCTTTTATAGTAGATACTTTCCGTTCAACTGCTTCAGGGTCATAGTCTGGATGCCCCTTGGATAACTTGTGTATAGCTGTGTGCTTGTCTTTACAGTGCCATGCGATAGAGAGTGCATTGAACCATCGAGGTTCAGATAAGGTCTTGCGGTTTCGGTAGCAGTCTATGAGTTGTCTGCACCCATCGTTACCGAGTTGCATTATCCTAGAGAAACTACTCGTCTCATTCTCAGATAATAATTTTTCAAGGACGCTTAATTCACGTCTTGAAGGTTCTACTTCAATAGCATCTTCTTCTACACCCAACAGCTCTCTTATCTCGTCAAAAGAATAGCGCGTAGCTTCGTGCCGTACTGTTACTTCAGCAGGAGTAGCACGCTTATGGTTAAAAGTTTTAGGTACACGCAGAATACGAGCAGGTTCAAAAACTCGTGGGTCAGCACAGAGACCTTGTTTAATACACACTTCTTTAAAACGGTCAGCAACAGGAATCCATTTTTGCTTGGGTATTTCCTCAGTAAACGACCAGTATGCGTGCCATCCGTACCCTGAACTAACTAGGGTAGGTGGCTCTAAACCTACGACAGAGATAAATTTATTAAGTGCCTTGAGTCCTTCTGTTTGTGTTTCGTAACCTTCTGGTAGCCCCGTGGAAGGTTCGATCTTTTCAGACTTACCCTCCCCACAATCTATGTCTAACCATAGAGCTTGTAATGATTCTACATGGACTGCTTTCCTGCCACCTTCAGGTAACGGTTTACTAGCATCTTCTTTATACTTACCACAACCAAAGAAAACATTTTGGTTTGCTGCCTTCATGTGTTCAAAGTAAGTGGTAAGCTCCTCTTTATCTTTCGTAAACTTAGTGTGTATATTTTTGTTAGCATCTATACCGACCGCACAATACCATCCGCCTTCAGGCACAACATGGGATATGAGGTCAAAGTCATTCATATTATTTTTAGGGGGCAGTTACCCCCCGATTCCTCTCGGTTAAATTAATATCAAACTATTCAGAGTAAGAGTCTAATAACTCTTCAATAGTTGCGTTGAGATCAGGGTGCGGTTCATGTGTGCCTATAAACCAGTTATAAACAGTTTGTCTACTAACCCCCAACTGGGAGGCAACTTCGGCAACAGGTATCTCTTGCTTAATGCAAACCTTGCCTAGTTTGACTCCCAATGAAGATCGGTTAGCCTGTTTATTTAGACTAACGAGCCGCGTTGTATATCCGTAGCTCATTAGCTATCGTCACTCCCCCACTCATCAATGATATTAGAGAGGTCATCGTCATCATCTTTTGGTGGTTTCTCTTTCTTCTTTGGACGTTTAGTAGGTTCAGTAACCTCATCATCGTCATCATCAAAAGGATCAGAAGATGTTTCTTTCTTGGGTGTATCATCTTCAAACATATTGTCAGAAGATTCTTTCTCTTCTACTTGCTCGAAAGGACTGGGTGCATCACTAGCTGAGAAACCATCAGTCTTTTCAAAAGGAGAAGGTGCTTGGTAAGGAATGTAGTCTATGACTTGTATTCCCTTTAAACGTAAACTGACACTGTGACCATTCATGTCATACGGCACAAATTCCACAGCTATACATACTATGCTACCTGTAGTAAGTAAAAACCCTTCAGGAAGCTCGGCGTTTTGAGAGTCATACTGAGGGGGAGCCTTAGTTACTTTGTTGTTGTAAGAAGCCTTAATTTTAGCCGACCCGACAAAGTTCCCATCATCATCCTTCTTAAACGGTAGCTCCAGTTTCTCAGGCCACGAATCCTTACGTGCCTTCTCGTACGCAGCAGCCATTGGCTGATACAGTTCTTTTGCCTGTGCCTTGGTCATAACAAAATCAAGTTCATAACAAGCACCATCATCGGTAGCTTCGCAAGGCACACTTTTACCTTTCGGTCCCGCCTTCTTATCAAACCTATAAGGTTGATCTAACCTTGGGTATAGTGCTTTTACATTGTTAATAATATATTTATCATTGCTCATAAAGTTTTCTTCCTTCATGGTTTCAAACGGGTTTCTTGGAATAGCAGCATCTTCAACTAACTGCTGCACCTCTACCAACTCATCTTCCGCCAACGGACGAGATGGTTTGAAATACATTTTAGAAATCCCGCTTTTCTCTCCAAAATATATTTCTGTTAAAACATTTTCTACCTCTTCGTTGTTACTCTGTAAGTAGTCAATGTACTTATTTAAGTTGAACCTGTTGGTGTCTCTTGAAAACAAACTGAGCGCACCTATTCTAAGTTCGTATACTTCTGGCTCGTAGGGTATTACTAGTTTAATAACTGTAAAAAACTTACAAGCTGTCCCGCGCCTGTACCCCCCTTGTTTAATATTCCTAACGCAATCAATACAACGTGTTGACTGCTGTGTAGTAGAAGGCACTTCATCATCAGGAAAATCTGCATCGAACGACCAACATAGTAGTTTGTCATCCTCGTAGTAATTTCGAGACAAAGTACCTCTATCTACAATCACTGCTTGAATACTAGTAAGAGGTTCATACGTGGACGGATGTATAAAATACCCGTCCTGAACATTAAGCCTAGTCATTTCTTCGTAGGCTTCTTAGCTGGCTTGCGAATCGAAACTACATACTTACGATTAGTCTGCAAACCGGGAGGAGATAATTTAGGATTATCTTCAAGAAATTCTTTCACATTTTTATTGTGAAGCCTTCTTTCTAGCAGATGCGGTGCTTTATGCTTTAACACAAAGTTGTGCATCTTTTCCCAATCGCTAGTCCAAAACGTTGAGGATACTCGCCGTGAGACTGTACCCATCGGTGTCTTAAGACTGTCTACGTTCTCCTTCTCACAAAGAGCAAGAAGTTTCTCATTGATCTTCTCTTGCTTCTCTTTGAGTTCCTTTATTTCATCTTCCCTTTTCTGAATGGCCTCGCGTAAATTCATAAACGCACCGACCATTTGATCTACTGGTAACTTTTTCATCGCTCCTCCTGTAAAAGTAGGGACGAGTAGTTTACCAGTCTCCTTTACATTGTCAAGCACCTAACTCTTGTCTATACAAATCTATAATCTTATTGTGATTAGTGATGTTGTTTTGCAGCATCCTGTACAACCTGTTCTCAACTGGGCTACCTTCTATATGCACCACAGTCATCGGGTTGTGTTGGCCCGGCCTGTCTATCCTTGCGTTAGCTTGTAGGTATGTCTCTACGCTAGTAACAGGAGCGTACCAAATAACAGTGTTAGCAGCAGTAAGCGTTAAACCATGAGAAGCTGCTTGTGGCTGTATTATAAGGACATGCGGATCAGTCTTTTCTTGGAAGTCCTTAATTATCTGAGTACGTTTATTAACTGACACCTTACCTGAAATAATGTCACAGCTAATGTTAGCCTTGGTCAAAAAGTCTTTTAGTAATTCTATGGTATGTGTAAAAGGCACGAACACCAGCACTTTGTGAGAGGATTCTTCTATTACCTCTTTAACTACTTTCAAACGGTTCTTTACATCAAACTCTATGACTTCTTTTTCGTCTGAGTAAACCGCACCACCTGAAATTTGAAGTAGTTTGTTTAAGTTCGTAGCTGCATTGACAGAGGTAACCTGCTCTCCATCTGCTTCCATTACCATCTGGTCTTTAAGAAGTTTGTAGTAAGTCTCTTGTTGTTTGGTTAGCGGAGCATTTCTCTCCACGTAAGTAACAGGAGGTAAGTCCAGACATTGATCTTTCTCAAAACGAATGGCGGGTTGCAGTGCTTCGTGTACTGTTTTATCTGAATCTGATTTAGGTCGCCAAGTAAACTGAGTGACCTTGTACATCACCTTGTCTCTGAATTGCCCAAAGTATTTAGGCACACCATCAGGGTTAATCAGCTTTGCAAGACCAAACGCATCGACAGGCGATTGAGCTGCTGGAGTACCTGTAAGCATCCAAAGCCACGGGACATCCTCAACTATTGCTTTGAGTGTTTTCCAACGGTTAGTCTGTGCGTTTTTATAGGCGTTGGCTTCGTCTATGACTACCATATCAAACCCACCTTTCATTATTTCATCCATGACTACAGCCACACCGTCATAATTTATAATGACAAACTCAGCTCCCGCGTCTAGTATTTTCTTACGTTGCGTCGATGTACCATGTGCAACTGAACAACTACGGTGCATAGCAAACTTAAACAAGTCTTGTTGCCATGCAGATTTCATAATAGACAGAGGACATATAACCAGTACACGGTTTACTTGACCCATGTTCATCAAGTAATCTGCTGCCCATATAACAGAAGCAGTCTTGCCTGTACCCTGTTCGTTGAAACAAAACGCTTTCTTATGTAGCGTAAGAAAATTAGAAGTTTCTTTTTGGTGGTCAAAGGGAGTGTACTTACCTGTCCACCCATAGTCTCTATCTATGGGAGAACGAATATCTTTTACTTTCAAAGATGCCAGTACTTGCGCTTCGTGTAAGTCCCACCGAATTGCTAATTTATAAACGCCATCGGTTTCTTGCAGTATCTTATGGTTCTTTATCTGTTCAGTAACTAAGTGTGGACGCTTTGTTTTAAGTACAATCGCCCTATCGTTTATTACGTGCATTACTTTTCCTTTCTCTTGTACTTCTTTCAGACACCAATTTACCGCTAGAGTTTCGTTTGAAGGACCGATTTTTTGCGGCTGACTCTACTTTAGTATTACCTGAGTTCTTACCGCCTTTTGATATAGCTTTCTTATGTGCTACATCCTTACCGTCGCCCTTTGTTACTTTCCCTTTCCGTACAGCTTTGCGTCTGGCTGCGTTACGTTTAGCACGATTCTTTTTCTGCTCTTCCGTGCCTTGATAATTCTCGTACTCTCTTTTGTAATTTCGTTTCTTAGGCATGTTACCTCCTTTACACTTAAGTTACATGGTATTCTTTCTCTACAAAACCTTCTTTGCTACCTTGTACAAAAGAAGCACGTACCCATACATTCTTGTGTGCAAGCCGTCGTATGTGTCCACGCCGTAAATGACTACGTTTACCACTACCGTTGGTTGACTCTAGTACATAGGGGCTATCCCAAATGTCCCCACCTATTTTAAGGACATGGTAAGAATAATCAGAAGTGTCATTACTGTGTTTAGCGTGTTTTTTTGCCAACTTGTCAGGCAACTCTATTTTAACTTTTTCCATCCCTTGTACAGATAATAATTTTATCAGAGACATTAAAGCGGCAACGTCTTCGTCAAAATCCTTTAAGCCTTCTTCTTCAGCTAGACCCGCATCTTTCATTTGCTTTAGCAATTCTTGCGTAGCAGGATCGCCGTAATACCTACACCCCAACCCATAACCAACCCCTTTTTCGGCTGGCAATGGGGCTTTGGCTAACTCTATCGCTATAGGCATACATACCCATACTTTAGCATCAGGGTCGTACACTGTACTTGTACACACTATATGACCATTTTGTTTGGGTTGACTAAAAACAGAAATCTTCCAACTGTTATGGAGAGCGTCTTCTTCTCTGGGTGCAGTACGTACCCATGACTCACTTAACAATATCGTTACGGGGTAAGGCAAATTAATAAGTTCATCGTCTTCAAACGCTATATAGTCTTTTTTCTTTTTACCAACGTTAAGTACTTCGTTAATTTGAGGCACATAAAATTTTGGACAGTTTTTTATAAATATAGAATTCATTTTCAGAGCGTTTTTAGCATTTGGAAATGCAGGTGGGAACGCTGCACCGGATTTTTCCAATGCGTTTGCTGCTTCCTTAAACTTACGCCAGTGAGGTATACCCCTAACCTTTTGTTCACTCATTTATCATCTCCTATTATGTTCACAACTAGTGACCGGACAGTATGCACACAAAGGACCATCCACTGCGTTCCATACTTCTTTCTCCATAGCCACCTCTAGTCTTTCCAACTCGTCATCAAAAACTGTGAAGTAAGATTTGTAGAGTTCCGCTTTATGTTCTTTGCCTACAAACTCATTACTTACTACATATAGTAAAGCAGACTTTATGTGTTTGATCTCAGGAAAGTGTGTAAAAGTAGCTGCCGCTAATAGATCAAGCTGCTTAGTATCTGCATACCTAGCGCTCTTTCCTGTTTTGTAATCTATTAAATACGCCTTATCACCGTTAGTTATTAGTAAGTCTGCTATCCCACGCCACCATACATTCTTCCCAAAAAACTTTGATGGTGAATAATTAGTGCCATCCTTGGTAATACCCATCCGTATCTCGCAATGTTTATCTCCTTCTATCTTATTCAGAGAATCTAAACTCTTCTGAATAAAACTAAATTTATCAGGTAGTGAGTTTCCATCTCTTATGTATTCTTCAGCAGCACTATGAAGTTCGTTACCATAAAGCATTGCAGAGCTGCCTACATCCTTCACGTCTCTAGCTACCTTTAAGTGGTAATACTTCTTAGGACATTGCTTAAACGTACTTATACTACTGTAGCTCCAAGCGGTCATAATAACCCGGCTTCAACTAACGCTTTACGATTCGTCTCGTGAGCTGCTTTAATTTCTTTTTTATTCTGCCCATGATACTCAACTGCGAGTTTGTTCTTGATAAGTAGTTTTGTAATAAGTCCCTTTCTCGTTTTAATCTCGCCCAACCATCTTCCAAATTTTCCTTTCTCTTTTGTTCGGAGGATGTACCTCTCCCCGACTTGGCAGTGTTCTTGGACAAACTTCTTTGCAAGAAGGCCATGTGCTTTCTCCTGTTTATTTCTAGTACGACTTTCGGGTGCGTCAATTCCAAATAAACGAATGTTAACCCCCCTGCCATCATCGCCCCTAAGAGTAACCCCAAAACCCAAGTCGATGTCCACACGTAGTCCATCACCGTCTGTAATAGATCGAATAATACAGTTGTATTCATAGAGCATGGTCCTCTCCTTATATACGTACTTTCTTTATGTCAGCTTCTGTTATGACTGTTTCACGTAGTATAGCTTCTTCAAAATAGTGACACTTCAGACAATACCATCCAACTCGCTTACCTGTTTCCATATTTAAAACTTGGTCTGAGGTAGCTTTACACTTTGGGCAAGTGTTGGTACGCAAATCATCCGTCATCACTATCTTCCGCTTCATCTTCTAGCGCATCAGCTATACGCTCTAACACAGTGAGCAAACGTTCGATGTATTTGTCTGCTGTATCGTGGTCATCAAGTTCTATATTTATTTTCATATTAACCTCAAATTCAATGCGTGCCTCTGAGGAGAAAAAGGAAAAATCCTTAAGGCACGACTAACCGTAGCGTGGTTTAACCGATATGCACACCAGTATCGGAGAACGCCATAGAGAGAACGAAGCGCACTATGGAGAGTGAATGAAACTGGTCACATATTGCAGGAGGTTTTGACCCACCCCCTGCTAGGGCCGTATGAGGAAAAATAACCAAAAAAACCTCATACTTTTCAACAAGCTCCGTAAGAATCACCGTACCCACCCTCGCAATCTAAAGGTAGGTCAGATGCCCAAACAGGTCTTGTCTTCATACAATCTTCAACGTATTTTAACCCTTGTTCTACTTCTTTTTCAGGCACAATACAACCTATTGCATCATGCACCGTCATCACTACTTTGTACCGTTTAGCTACCCTAAGTAGTTGTTCTCCAATGACAATTCTCGCCAACGCCTGACACACGTTCTCGATGACCTTACCTCCATATATTCTAGTAGACACAATAGCCTTACCTCTCCGGGTGTCGTACAAAGTCTCTGTATCACCCAGTTCATCAGTCACAGTGCGTAAGTTAGGATACTTCACATGCAACCCATTAGGTAGCAAAATCCCCTTGTCTCCTTCTACTGTAATCACATCAGGGCGACCAAACTTAGTACATTTGTCGTTCATTATCTGTTTCAGCGACTTTCCTGCACTGCGCCAGAGCTTCGGTATGTTCTTATAAGTGGTTCTGTATACATTTATGATGCGGTCACATTCCTCTTGTTCCAGTTCTACACCGAATGTTTTAAGTTGATTTCTAAATTTAACGGCCCCCATGCCGTATCCTGCACCTAATATAGTAGTCTTACCCACGAACCGTTCTTCTTTTGATATGTCCTCTTCAGGTTTATCGTAGATAGCAGAGGCCATTATCTTATACACATCATCACCCCTGTCGAACGCTTGGACCAATTCCTCTTCCTCGGCCAACCACGCCAGAGTCCGTGCCTCTATCTGAGACAGGTCACAGTCCACAAACTTGTACCCTTCTGGAGCGCACATAGCTTTTTTAAGCTCACTGCCTCGCGGTAAGTTCTGCATATTAATCTTGTCATCCCCACCCCATCTGCCTGTGTGGGCAGCGTAATAGCGTAGTGGTATAGGTAGTGTACCCCTCTGAGCTATCTCTATGAACCGCTGTGTTCTTGTTTCTTCGATGGTAGACCTTACTCCTAGTCTAGCAGCTACAAGAGCTTGTACCGACGGATTTTCGTGGTCCTGTAGAGCCTTAAAGCCCTCATCACTTTTTGCGAAGGCGAACGTCTCCTTGCCTGTGGTAGGGCTTATTTTCGTAGGAGGTTCGATATTGTACTCACGCAACAGTTCAGCAAACTGTGGATTAGAAGTTAACTGTGTTTTCTCATGGGTAATCTTATCCATTAGAGCTGCTTTAGTATCTACTACGTTCTTTAAGTGCCCGGTTAATATATCTTTATCTAATTCTAAAGCAGGTTCAGTAAACATACGCAGGGTCAAATCTATTAGCGAAAGTTCAAAATTAGGAAACCCTTTTCTCAGTACCTTAAATAGTTTGTGCGTAAGTTCCACATCTTGTATGCAGTACCCACCATAGGCTTCTAGTTCCTCTGGTGTAAAATCTAAACGCTTCTTGCCTATCGCATCATGTACCTCAGTTCCTTTCTTACCTAATTCGTAATACTCAGATAAAGCTGCTAACCCCCCACCCACTTCAATAGAGTGGATAGCGCGTGACATTGCTAACGTATCAGCAATCAACTTGGGCTTGATACCGAAGTGCCAGTTA